CGATAATCTTCTAATTCTTCCTGAAATTCAAAGCAAATTATTTGTACATAGTCGTCTGAATGTTCCATGTGAAATACTTTTAATTTGGTATCAGGATGAAGTAATTTCCATATTTTTTCCATATAATAATTACAACTTGAAGCTTTTAGAGATGAGGCATAATTGAACATTCCCTGAAGGAAATTTTGTGTACTTTTTAGTTGGGGTTTTTCCAAAGAGATTTTATTTTGATTGTAGATATTTGCTAGGTATTCATTCTTTGGGATTACTTTTTCTAATAATTCAATAGGAATATTTATTTTTTTGTCTGCCCACAAGCAAATCCCGTTTTTAATAAGGTATACATCCCTGTTGGAATATAATCTTTTAAAACCTCACACATTGTTATAAATGAACCTAGTGTTTCTGCTGCAGACCATTTTGTACAATCACCGTTAACATATATCATTTTCAACTTATTTTGAGTACAATAATATGTCGCTTTATCAATTAATTGTTGCATCTCCAACATTTTTTTATCACCTGGTATTGAGATACATTCACTTGTACAACATTTACATAAATGATAAAAAAATTTTTCAATTACTCTTGCGTAAATCTTACCAGCAATATTTATTACATAAAATTCTCTTTTTGAACCATATTGGGCTTTAATACAAATATCTGCCTCTAACTCACCTTTTTCTTTCTTTAGATAGAAATCCAAAAATTCCTCTACTGTTGTTAATTCTTTGTGTTGTTCAAGAATATCTAATATTGTTTCCCAAACCTTTTGCCTTGATTTAACTTTGTAATGATTTGACATGTTATTTAGAATAAATTTTTTCTTCTCTTTTTCTGTTTTTTCATAATTTTTATAAAATGAATCAAAATCTTCATTTTCAGAGGAGATAATATCCATTTTCTTGAAACGTTTAAAAATTCTTTTTGCACAAGATTTTCTTGTTTCCTCTCCAATTTTATAATGTCTTCCAATATCATGGATCACTGCTTTAGTACTAATAATTTCTCCTATTGACTCAGTTAAGACATCATTAATTATTTTTTTAAAATCTGGTTTTATTATCTCTATTAAATTT